TGGCGCATGCATGCTTTCGATCAAGCGTGTGCTGCACGACCCCGACAGCGCGCAGTTCGATCGGACCAGTGCTTGGCCTGTGACTAAGAACGGCGACGGGACGAGCACGGTTGTGGTGACACTGCGAGCAAGTAATGCATTTGGGGCGCTGCGGATCGGCGCCTACGATTGCATCGTTCGTCCCGAAGGGACGAACGTGAGAATCATCAACCTCCAGCCGCGCCGCTAACTTGCGGGCGGTGCGAACGGCGAATCGAAGCCCTGATGGATGCAATCCTCGATCCGCTGCATGTGTTCCCTCAACTGGGAGACTTGCTCATCGTCGAGCGCCCCAATGCCGGATGCGCCAGCGTTATCCAACCAAGCCACTAGCGCGGATGTGGCGTTATGCCAGGTCGCGATTCGATTGATTGCGCGTACAGCACGTGCGCGGTCAGTGTCGTCCAGCGCGATGGGCTCTGGCTGATTCGCCGCAAACCTCTGATACCGGGCCCAGCCGTCCTCTTCTGAGGCGATCGCGGGTGCCGGACGCGGAACCGCCTCGGCCATCAGTTGCCTAAGGCGCGTCACTTTGTCGTGCATGAACTTCCCCTTGCGGCTTAGGCCGCAGCAGTCCGGACGAACCGCAGCACTTTCGCCCTGGGCATGCCCTCGGTGAGCAGTTCGTAGGTCAACAAGACGACCTCTGCATGCTTCGCGGGTGGTAAGGAGAGGCCTTCGCCCAGCGCCTCGGCTACCAGCTGGAAGGCGACTCTCCACTGCTCCGGTTGCACGGACTGAGACGCATACGGGGTCTGCTCTTCGCTAACCCGGAGAGGCACATGTTCCGGTTCACCCGTCAGCAACTCATAGCCTGAAAGCCCAACGGCGCGCGCGATGCGAAACAGTTGCTCGGCCTTCACGTGCTCGGGCACGACGTTGTCGTTGAGCCAGTTGCTGATTGTCGGGGTCGTGCTATCGGAGGCACGCGCCAAGTCAGCTGGCTTCGCCAAGCCTGCCTTCTTCATGGCGGCGCTGAGCCGCTGGCCGATTGTCATTCGGGACATAAAGCCAGCTTAACAACCGAGACGCAAAGAGGGCTTTACAAATGACGAAAGACCGCTTAGCGTGTCGTCCCCATGAGCGAGCTCACCAAGAAGGCAGTCCGAGAGACCCTGGGTGTCGACACCGATTCGGCGTTGGCCCAAGTGTTCAACGTAAGTAGGGCTGCCGTGGCGCAGTGGGATGAGGACAAGCCAATCCCGCCTGCCCGTCAGATGTGGCTCCGGCTCCACATGCCCGACAAGTTTCCGCCGCCGCAACGACAGGGGGCTGTCTGACATGCCCCGCGCACGCCGCTCGCTGACAGACGCCGAGGTCCTCGGTATGGCGCTGAACACCAGCACCGCCCGACGACTGCAGGGGCGCTGGCCAGAGGCTGAGGAGCGCCGGCATGACTCAATCGTGCACACAGCCAAGTTCCTTTGGCTGGCCCTGGGCCTGACCATCCTTGCCCTGGGTGCGACGTTCGCGTGGGAGTTGTACCGGGCCAAAGAGGACTGCAAGGACCTGACCAACACCGCGGCGCGCATCGAATGCACGCAACGCGGTGAAGGCAAGACGGGTGCGGAAGGGCAGAAGGTTCGACATGGCGCGCAGTCTGGCCGCAAGGCTGGGGGCGGCGCATGAAGCCTGCGCGTCAGTTTCTGCCCATGCGGCAGTCGGTGATCTACGGATACACGAGGCGGATGCTCGACGAGACGGCGACGAACGCCAACACGTTCGCAATGGTCGTGGCTGAGGCGTACCTGGCGCGTGTGGCTCCGGACCAGCGCCAGGTGAAGTTTCGCTTGGGCGAGGGTGATGAGCTCATCGCCGACATGCGGAACAACGGTCAGATCCTCCGCCGCTACATGGACGGCACGCTCAAGGTGCTGCCGGCCGACCTCGAAGATGCATGGGTGATGTCGCTGCCCGAGCCGTATCGCGCTGAGTGTGAGCGCGAGCTGGGCAGGCGGCGCGGCTACTACCCAGTGCGCATGCTCGAGCACACCGCCGGCGCTGAGGCTGCCGGCATGGCCCATCTGGCTACTGAGGTCGGGCAGCTCTTCGAGGCGCTTTCCCACGCACTCGCCGACGGCCAGATCAACGACAAGGATCTGCCGCATGTGGGCCGAATCCTCGACGAGACCGACGATGTAATCGCGGCCGTGCTGGGTATCCGGCGCGTGTTTCAGAGCTTGCTGCCCAAGGCCGCGGGGGCTTAGCGCCATGCACAGGGGGAATCACTACAGCCCGCTCAAGCCGGGCTTGCCGAATGCACGACGCACCGCGCCCGCATGGCTCGCAGCATGGTCGGCGCTGTGCGGGAACGTTGAGCCCATGACGAAGGCGGAGGCCATCGCTGAGTACGATCGCATCGCTGTCGAGGAAGACGCACGTCGATCAGCGCAGCGCGCACTGCCTCTGCGAGGCGGCGCATGACGTGCATCCTTTCGAATCCCCGGCCCCCTCGGTTGAAAGCGGGATCGCGCGCGCAGAGGCATCACGTTTCAGTAAGGCGCGGCGAGTGGTCGAACCTGAATGGATGGGCCGGGCATGGGTCCTCCCTGGGCACCCCCTACGCGGGTAATTCGGACCCCGCTTTCTGTGTAAACAGTGGGGTTGGAAGTTACTGAAATGATGGCTTCCAACTACGATGACGTGCTGCACCAATTGCAGGACGCGGGGCTCATCCTTCCGAACAACGATCTGCGCATTGGCACGCACAAGCCAGTGCGAGTGTTCACTCAGGAAGGCGGGCGCGAACGCCGCGGGTGGTACCTGCTGAAAGAGTGGTCGCCGTCCATCGACAGGTTGCTGATCGTCGGCAGCTACGGGATCTGGCATGGCAACGACAACGGCGCGCAGAAGATCGCCCTGCCGAAGGACGATACCCGCCGCATCACCCCCGAACAGCGCGACGCCCTGAAGAAGGCCTGGGCGGAGCAAGCCAAGGCGGCAGAGCATCAGCGCGCTGACGAAGCCGCCGCTGCTGCCGAGAAGGCGAGAAGAATGTGGGCGCGGCTGCAGCTGGAAGGCGACAGCCCCTACCTCAATACCAAGGGGGTCGGGGCCTACGGCCTGAAGTTCACTCCCAACAACACAGCAGTACTGCCGCTGGTTGACACCGGCGGCAAGATCCACGGCCTGCAGTTCCTACGTAGCACTGCCCAGGCGAAAGAAGGAAAGCGCCCTTCGAAGGAATTCTGGCCTGTCGGCCTGGGAAAGAAGGGACACTTCCACCTGCTCGGCCACCAGCCCCACTGGATCGTGCTAGTGGCCGAAGGGTACGCGACGGCTGCATCGTTGCACGCCGCCACCGGCTACCCCGTCGCCTGCGCGTTCGACGCTGGCAATCTCAAGCCGGTGGCCGAGGCGCTGCGCAAGCGGTACAAGCGCGCGAAGATCCTAATCTGCGCCGACGACGACTGCTTCACCGAAGGCAATCCCGGCGTCACCGCCGCGGGTGCCGCCGCCTTGGCGGTGGGCGGCGAATGGCTCGCTCCCACCTTCGGCGACAACGATGCTCGTCGCGAGAAGCACGAAGCGGGCAACGGCAAGCTCACTGACTTCAACGACCTGCACACGCTGGAGGGCCTTGCCACCATCACCGCACAGGTTGCCCGGCGCCTGGACGAACTGAAATGGTCACCCCCTGCGCTGCGCGCCGTTCCATCCCACACCGGGGGGCGGGGCGACAAGCTGCGGCCGTTGCAACATCTTGACGAACTGCTGGAGCGCTTCGCGCTGGTGTTCGGCGGGAATGGCGCGGTATTCGATCATCAGGAGCACTGCCTGCTGGCGCTGACTGACGTGCGTAACGTCTGCATCCGTGCCGACATCCACAAGGCGTGGATGGAGCACGCCGATCGCCAGATCGTGCGTCAGACGGAAGTCGGCTTCGATCCCGCCGGCACGGATGCCAACATCACCTGCAATCTGTGGGGTGGTTGGCCAACCGAACCCAAGGCCGGAGCGTGCACCCGCCTGCTAGACCACCTTCGTTGGATGTGCAGTGGCGAAGCGAATTCGCAAGCACTGTACGAGTGGGTGCTCCGGTGGTGCGCCTACCCGCTGCAGCATCCCGGCGCGAAGATGAAGACCACGATCGTTGTTCATGGTGGCCAGGGTGGCGGCAAGAACATCTTCTTCGAGACCGTCATGGGCATCTATGGCCCGTACGGCCGTCTGCTGGACCAAGATGCGCTGGTCGACAAGCACAACGACTGGGCCAGCCGCAAGCTTTTCCTCATTGCCGATGAAGTGGTCGCGCAGGCGCATCGCTTCGAACAAAAGAACAAGCTGAAGACGCTGGTCACTGGCACCTGGATCCGCATCAATCCCAAGCATATCGCGGCGTATGACGAAGCCAACCACGTCAACCTGGTCTTCTTGTCCAACGAAGCCATGCCTGTGGTGCTGGAGGAGGACGACAGGCGCCATTGCGTTATCTGGACTCCGCTAACCCAGCCGGAGAGCTACTACATTGCCCTGGCGGAGGAGGTCGAGAGCGGCGGCATCGCTGCGCTGCACGATTACCTCCTGCACCTCGACCTGGGCAATTTCAATCCGCACACCAAACCGCCGGTCACCGCGGCCAAGAATGAGCTGATCGACCTGGCTCAGGACTCACCCGTCGACTTTGTCGACGAACTGTTCGCGCAGCGGATCGCTGGGCTCAAGCCCATGCCGGGCAAGACTACCGACTGGTACGCCGTCTACAAGGCCTGGTGCAGCCTCACCGGCGTCCACCAGGCGCCCATCAAGCGCTTCCTTAACGCCATCTTCCGACGGCGAGGGTTCCAGTCCGTACCGGAGCGCTTCCGCGATGGCGCGTCGATCAAGCAGCAGCGCCTCTTGGTGTGGGGGCTTCAGCCGCCGGAAGGTGTCAGCAAGCAGGAATGGCTGGGGGACGCGCTGATCGACTTCGGCGAGGCGCTGAGTCGAACGCGCAACAGGGGGGCGCACGATGACATGTGACGGCAAAGACCTGCGCGACGGCAGTTGCTACGCGATGCGCGACGGCAAAAAACACTTGTTTCTAGCCATTGTGACGCGAGGGACGCCAAATCGTGGAATTCCCGCGTGCGCGTGCAAGTCGGACGGCATGGGTCAGCGCGGGCGGACTCGCGCGCGTACATGTAACTACGTGTCACTCGCGTCACATACGTCACACCCCTTGCGCCATGCGGGTTGGCGGGCATCCACAGGCGTCACGTCGCGCGTCACGCGCGCGAATCTCCTGTCACTTCGTTTGAAAAGGAAGGGAGAGGGTGGCTCTCATGGTTGAAACCCCAGCCCAGGAGAGCTTCAGCGCGTTTGCAGCTCGGCTGGGGGTGCGTCCGTCCCATGTGACTGGCCTACGCCACGCCGGCCGTCTGGTGCTCTCAGAGGACGGCAAGGCCGTGCGCGTGGCCGAATCCCTGGCGCTGATCGAGTCCACCCGCGACCCATCGAAGGATGGCGTCCGTGCGCGCCACGCTGTGGCACGCGGGCAAGGGACGGCGGCAGGGCCGGACGGAGACGACGAAGCGGACGTGATCGATCTGCCGGCAAGCAACCCTCATTCTGAGCGCCGTGCGAAGGCGCTGGCCGACAAGGAGGAAGCGCTGGCGAGAAGGGCCCTGCGCGAAGAGCTGGTGGAGATGGGCCAGCTGCTGGATCGCGGCGAAACGGTGGCGGCGCTGGCTGACGCAGTCGTGCAATTGCGCAGTCGGCTGGAGTTGTTGCCGGTCACCCTGGGCAAGCGTTTGGCGGGAATCAGCGATGAGAGCGAATGCCGGGGTTTGCTCCGCGATGCGGTCGAGCAGGCGCTAGACGAACTCGCCCGTAGGTTTGGTGCCATTGGGAGGGTGGACGGATGACCTACGCCCAGGCCAGCCTCGAAGTCTCCCGTAGCATCTCCCGCGCGATCGCCCCGAGGCGTCCTGGTCGTGTCAGTGAGTGGGCCGTGCGTCGTCGCAAACTGTCGACCAAGGGCAGCCAGATCCCAGGCGATTGGGACAACCGGCGCAATCCCCTGCAGGTGGAGATCATGGACTGCTTCAGCGCACGCAGTCCGGTGCGCGACGTGGTCGCCTTGCTGCCGATCCAGTTCGGAAAGTCTGAGCTTCAAACCAACATCCTGGGTTACACGGTCGAAGAGAATGCGATGCCGATCCTGGTGGCGTTTCCAGGTGAAGTGTCGCGCGACAAGTGGATCAACCAGAAACTCAACGTCATGCTGGAGACCACTCCGGCACTGCAGAAGCTACTGACCAGCAGCAACAGCCGCGAGACCGCAAACCGGCGCGACTTCAAAGATTTCCAGGGCTGCCAGCTCTACGTTGAGCATGCCGGTAGCCCCGTTCGGCTCAAGTCCACCAGCGCCGGCCTGGTCATCGCCGACGAGTTCTCAAGTTTCGCCAGTGCCCTCCGCAGTGGCGACGATCCTGAGGACATGCTCGACGGTCGAACCACGGGCTTCCCGTCCAGTTACAAGCGGCTGAAGGTAGGTACGCCCGAAATCCATGGTCAGTGTCGCCTGACGGCGCTGTGGGAGAAATCGGACCAGCGTCGTTGGCATTGGCCGTGCCCCGACTGTGGCCACGAACAGCCCTTCGAATGGAGTGGCCTGCACTGGGCGCCAGATCGCAGCCACTGCTGGTACGCGTGCCGCGAATGCGGTGTGGTGATCAACGAGCACCAGAAGACCGACCTCATTGCTGGTGGCCGCTGGATCGCTACCTTCCCGGAGCGCAAGCTGCGCGGGTATCACGCCAATGCGTTGTACTACCCGGATGGCTTGGGCGTGGGATGGCTCGAGCTGGTTGAGCTGTGGTGCGCCGCGCAGGGTGACCCGACCAAGCTCAAGACCTTCATCAACGATCGCCTTGCCGAAGCCTGGGAAGATCCGGCAGTGCGGGCGGTCAAGTTCAACATCATCGCCGACCGCGCCGAACCGCGGCCGCTGCGCCCGCTGCCGCTGTGGGCTTTGGCCATCACCTGGGGCGTCGATACGCAAGACAACCGTCTGGCAGCTCATGGCTTGGCATGGGGCAGGGGTATGACTTGCTGGCCGTTCGATTACGTAGAGCTGCCCGGCGATCCCAATGATGATGCCGTGTGGGCTGCGCTGATCGACCTCTTGGATAGGCCGGTGGAGCGGGAGGATGGGGCGATGCTGCGCCGCGATGCCAGCCTGCAGGACATGCTGGGCCACCGCACCGATGCGGTGAAGGCCTTCGTGCGCAGCAATCGCCTGCGCCGCCACATTGCCGGCTTCGGTGCCACGGCCAACAACGCCGTGCCGCTCGGTAAAGCCAAGATGCAGGAGATCAACTGGCGCGGCCAGTACGACAAGCGCGGCGCCTTGGCGTACCCGCTGGGAACGATCGCCATCAAGCAAATGCTGTACTCGTGGTTGGCCAGCGATGCGGACAAGGCGCCAGAAGATCGCCGCGTGCGCTTCAGCGATCAACTCAGCGGCGACTACTTCGGCGGCCTCACTTCCGAGGTCTACGACCCCCGGAAGAACCGCTTTGAGAAACGCAAGGGCGCTCCCCGAAATGAGCCTCTGGATACGTGGATGCAGGCCTATGCCGCTGCCCTGCATCCGGAACTTCGCCTCCATCGCTGGACCCGTGCCGACTGGGACCGCAGGGAAGCGCAGCTCATGGCTGGTATCGGAAAGCGCGCTTTGGATTCCCGTGAAACACCAGCATCACCCCAGCCCGCACCCGCGCGGTTGGATTCCCGTGAAACACGACCCGCATCGCCGCGCCGCCGCGGCGGCTGGAGAGACTAATGGCCGACGACGCAAAAGCCGAAGACTTCACCACGCCGCTGCGGACCGAGTTCGCGGCCACCATCTGCAAGGCGGTTCCCGGCATTCCCGCCCACCACGCGCTGCAGCTGGCCGACACGTTGTGCGCCATCCAAGCCGACGTGCTAGCGGGCAAGCGGGTCACCTTTCGCGCCCGACCGCAGGTCGATGGTGAAGCCATCACGGAGGACTGGCGCAGGGGCATGTCATTGCCGGAGATCCGCGCCAAACACGGGGTCAGCAAGCCGACGGCCTACAAGTACCACCCGAACGCAAAAGCGCGACAAGCGCGCGCCGGTTAGAAAAATAGTCTACGAAAACCCACGACCGTAGACTCACGGATGTATACCTTGCGTGTCCATGTCGACACAGACGCGCCTGGACGCCTACCTCGCCGCCGAAACCCGCATCCTCACCGCGGGCTTCAGCGTTCGCCTGTCCGAGCGGCAGCGACAGGAAGCGGAACTCGCCAGCATCCAGAAGGCCATCAA